GGCCGCCGTCGCCCCGGCGGCGAGCAACACCAGCCGGCCGATGACAACCTGGTTCTGTTCAGCCCATTGGCGCACGAGGCCCAGGACACCGCCGATGCCCGCGACGACCGGTTTCAGTATGGGGACGAGGGACTGGCCGATCGCGACTGCGGTGGTGCGAATCTCGCCCCGCAGCCGCTTCATCACGTTGGCGAACGACCCGGCTGTGCGGGTAGCATCGCCGACGCTGCCCTGGTCGCCCATCGCCCGCATGATGATGTTGAGGCGGGCGATTGCCTTCTCCTGCTCGGTCACTTCGGTCCAAGACTTATTGACACCATCGGCGAGAAGCTGCTGCTGGAGGGCGGCCTGTTTGATGTTGATCCCGAACCGGTCCAGAACCTCGCTCGATCCGGAGAGCGCAGAGATGAAACGGCCGATCGCCTCATCGTCAGCGATGTTGTTGAAGCTTGCGAAGTCAAGGGCCAGAGATGTGAGTTCCTGGGACAGCCGGCGCGACTGCGGCCCGCCGAAGCCGAGACCGACGAAGAAGGACTGGAAGATCCCCAGCGCGTCTTTGATCTGGAGCGACGATCGCCCGATGCGGTTGGCCAGCTCTTCCGCGAAGGCCGCGGCGGCCTCGGTCTCGGACTTGAACACCGCTCGGAAGCGCGAGAGCGCTTCCTCTGCGTCGGACGCCGCTCTGACGACTGCGATACCGAACGGGGCGAATGCAGCGCCCGCGGCCGTGCCGATGGCGCCGATCCTGAGCAACCCCTTCCCAAACGTTGCTAGGCGCTGCTGGGCGCGTTTCAGCACACGTTCGAGTGACTTGCTGTCGCCGCCGATCTCCACGAACGCGCGACCGGCTCGGATCTTTCGGGCGGAGGTCATGGGTCAGGTCTGGATCCGGCCGGCGAGCAATGACGCCTTCGCGGCGTCTTCGAGCGCGTCCTTCCGGCCCTTGCCGTAGCTGGCTTCCTTCTCGCGGCGCTGGTTCGATCTGCCGAGCCAGAACGACAGCAAGCCCGACAGCCCGACCAAGGCGGGGCCGGCGACAGGAACGCCCCCGAGCATGGGTCCGTACTCGTCGATCTGCTGCAATGAGAAGCCGGTCAGCAACGCCGCAAACTCGCCCGCGACGTCGTTGTTTTCGCGCCATCGGGCATCGAGTGTGACGGTGTTCCCTCGCCAGTCCTCGTACACCTCCCGAGACTCGTTGTAGCTCATCCGGGCTGGGAGCCCAAGATCCTGTTGTGCCTGAACGGGGATCTTGGCCTGAACGACATCGCCGAAGTCGATCCCCGCGCATGCGACGAGCGTCCCGACGACGATCAACATCCCGACGAACCAACCGGCTGAACTCGCTTTCATGGCTTCCCTGCCCCTTCCTTGATGCCCAGCATCGCGCCGAGCTGCGTGGGTGTGATGGTCTTGCTGTCCTGCTCCGCGAACGGGTCGAAGTCCGCGAACTTGTACTTCTTGCCCTTCGGAGCGAACGCCGATGCGACCAGGTGCAACAGGTTCGACATCCGCGACCATTCCGACCGCTCCTTGGCTTCGAGCATCGCGGCGAGCTGCCCGAACGTAAACGGGCCGGGGTCTACACCGCAGACGCCGGCGGCTCGCCAGACGAGTCGCTCCGCGTCCTGCGGTCTTGCTCTGCGACCGCTTCGTCCACGATCCCGATCGCATCCACCTGCTCCGCCCGGGTCACCGCGACGCTGTACACGTGGTCCAGCGCCTGGTTGGTTTTGTCGATCATCTTGGCCAGTGCCTTCCTCTGGCCAGGGTGGGCGAAAAAACCCTGAAGGCCCTCGATGAAGGCCTTAATGGCGCCGTCGAACCACTCACCGAGCAAGGCCTCCCCGAACTGATCAGCCGTGACGCCCTCGGCCTGCGGCTCCACGATCGCCCACAGGACGTCAGCCATCAGAACGGGGTCCGTCGACAGTTTCAGGACAAGCTGTCCGTCGAGGGCTTCGTACAGGTTGACCTGGCACTCGTCACGTACCCGCCGCACGCCAGAGACGTTGAGTTCGAGATCCCACTCACGCCCCTCCTTGTCTTTGAACTTGGTCGACATCTGATCCCCTTTCTTGAGTGTCTGTGATCTGCCCGCACGTTCAGGATCACGGGGCGCCGGCGCCGTTTGTCACGAAGCGGGGCGGATTGTCCGACTGCGTGACCGACAAGGTCGCGTTCACGAGCTGCCCCTCTTCAAGCTGTTGGCCCCACTCGAAACCGAGGCACACCATGTCGGCCTCGAACCCGTTGCCGGTGGCAATGGGGCCGTCCAGAATCGCCATGCCCAACACGGTCCCATTCAGATTGGAGTCCTGAACCGCGTCAAAGAACGGGTCGCCGGGATTCCATATCAGATCGACCGTCAACTCGCCCTCGCGGAGCGTTGGGATCTTGGCGCGCCACCCCTGGGTGCCCCGCGTGCTGACATCGGCCTCGCCGCGAGAAGCGTTGAAGGTGACGTCGCGGGCGTTGTCGGCGACGGTGTAGGTGGCCGATCCTGCGGCGCCGATGCCGGTCGTGTTGTAACCAAGAACAGCCTCCGACCCGAGTCGTGCAGACATGATCAACTCCTTGCCATTGCTTTGGCGAACGAACCCGGGATGCGATCGCGGGTCTTGACGAGTGCAGGCCGCACGGACGGGCGCGGCCGATACCGGATCGAACCGGTGTAGCGCCTGAGGTCTTCCTTCGGGAGAGGTCGCTTCTTTGGTGCCCCCCTCCGCGGGAGCAGGGCGCTCCGGACGAACCTGCGACCGCCATACTCCATCAGATTGGGCACGCCCGAGTTCGCGAACTCGATCGGCCCGATCACCACGCTCTCCGTTCGGCGGTCATAGTCAAAGGCCATGAGGCGTTTGAGTTCGCCGCTTCGACGGGTGGGGGCGGTTCCGGGGTCGGAGACGTTTTTACGCCTTCTCATTGAGTTGGCAGCGATCGTCCGCGTCAAGCCACCGATTCGGTAGAAAGACCGTTCGCGTGCCTGCTCGACGCGACGGAGGACCGCTTCACGCCGGAAGACAGCGCGTTTCGCCTTGATGGTGACGCGGATGCTCACGCGAAGAGATACTCCACTCTGATGGTCGCGACAAACACGCCTTGGGCGAGCTGGTCCGCCGAGTAGATCGGGTCGGCGTCGATATCGCCGGCCTTGGCCAGCGGGTTGTCCTCTTCGTCGATCGGCGGGTTCGTTGCGAGCAGATCCATGATCTGATCTACGAATCCGAGCATCCCTTCGACGGTCGAGGGCGGGTCCGCGTTGGGCTCGGCATCGCGGATCAGCACGACGCCGATCGTCCGTTGCTTGGTGTTGGTCCCAGCCCGCTGGCGACGCTGGGACAAGATGCCATCCGGGAGGATGTACGCCATCGGCTGCCCCCGATTGCCCTTCTCTGCTTCGGGCGCGTAGGACACACGCACACCCGGCTGGATGCCGGCCTGGGTGAGCATCCGCTCGACGCCTCGGGCGAGTTCGACGGTGCTGGTCATGCGCTCACTTCCTTTCCGCATGGATGCGGATCCGCTGGTCCGTGTAGTCGTCGAACATCCATGCGGGTTGCCCGTCGAGCCTCGTCACACGCCAGTCCGTGGTCAGGCCGTCGACGGTCTCGCTGATGGTGTCGCCGTCTTCGGGTTTGAATAGGACGCCGTTGTCTTCCAGATCCGCCGTTGCGACGAGAAAGTCCCGCATGCGGCGGATGATCCCGAGCCCGCCCTCGGTGACTGTCTCGACCTCCGACGAGTCGATGGTGGCGTTGATGGCCAGGTCGGGTTGTCCCGCACGGCGATAGACGATCGGGTGGGACAGGGAGGTCGCCCTTACCCGTTCGATCATCCGGCCGCCGCGTTGGAACATGTCGTCGGGCATCAGGGGACGGCGGGAGTCGCCACCTCGTTGATGCGAACACGGATCGTCGAGTCACCGCTCGCGGCGTCTTCGTGGCAGATCCCGAGGTAGCGGCTGGCGCCGGCGGTGAAAGCCCGGGCCAGCCTGCTGGCTGTGTCCCAGCCCACCAGATCACCGGCCGCGTAGGACACACCAGCGGGAGCCTTGTTGAACTCGTAGACGCCCTTGATCGCGCAACCGACTGGACGGCCCGTGGTCTGCGGGGCCTGCGCGATCGCGACGCCGGAAGATCCGTAGTTGAGAACCTGGCCGTTCGCGACATTGGTGGGCGCGGTGATCGTGACGGTGGCATCACTCTGGACGTGTTGGGCTTCCATTTGCGGCTCCCGGGGTTGGTGTGTCTTGCTTGAAAATCCCCGGCCCCGCGGTGGCGGGACAGAGGGGTGAGAAAGAGCAGGCTTACGCGGCGGGTGTTCCGTCCGATCGGACAATGCCCTTGGGGTCCATCCGGGCCGCGCCCGCGTCGATATAGCCCCGGTACCCGATGCCCAGCTGGTTTCCGGGCAGCTGGATCCGCTCCACCCGCGGCTCCTGAACGCCGCGCACGAACGTGAGTTCGAGCGCGGGCAGTCGGTTCGGATCGGCCATCAGGAACCAGCGGATCGGGCTGGCGCCCGAGAAGTAGTCGTCGGAGAGATGCGGAGCGACGACGACGCGGAACCGCCCACGCCAGGGGTTGTAGTTGCCGCGTGAGTCATCGGAGTTCGACCCGCCCGGGCGGATGTCGTTGGACCCGACCAGGATTTGCGCCTTGACCATCAGCTCCGGCGGCACGACCAGGATCGCAGGCTCGATGTTGATCGAGCGCTTGTCTTTGGCCTTGTTGCCCGGCCCCGCCTTCTGTTTCATGAATTTCGTCGCCGCAGCGTTGAGCGACGTCTCGTTCAACTCGGTTCCGGCGCCGGTGATGGTGTTCTCGGCAGTGAAGTAGTTCCCGTCCGCCGCGAGAAGCGCCTCGAAGGTGATCTCGTTGAGGATCTCCCGGCCCTCATTACCGATCTCGGTCGCGGCGTCCCGGAGCATCTGGAGATCGTCGTTGTAGATCGTCTGGCGATCGATCGCGAGCGCCTGGCCAAAGGTGTCTGCCTGGTTGGTGTACTTCTGATCGCTGATCGTCCCGCTCTGAAGTTCACCGCCCGCACCCACGCGCGAGAATCGACCAGTGCCCAACATGCGCAGGCGCGAGACCTGCTTGAAGTCGGGCGTGCTGGTGACCCGGGCGATACGCATGGCTTGGATTTCGGATGCTGTGTAGGCCTGCAGCGCCAGCTTGTTCAGGGTGTTTTCGAGGATGCCGGGGAGGGCGGTGGTCGAGAACGCGGCCTCGATCATGCCGTTGTCGAGGACCGGGCTTGTGTACACACCCTCGGCCATGCACGCCAGGCGGACAAGGTCCTGAAGGCCGATGTGCTCGAACACGCGAGCGGCTTCTAGCGTCCGTTCATCGAAATGCGACTCACGGGTCTTGTTGTCCATGCCCACTGATTTCAGCAGGCCGGCTTCGATGACCTTCGCGCTGATCTGTCCGTTTTCACCGCTGCCCGCGCGGGTAATCCCGTTGACGGTCGGACGCTCCGCCTTGACCTTCTCCAGCTCGGCCTTGGTCTTGTCCCAGCCGTCGGCTACGGCCTTCGCACGCAACTGCGGGTGGTCCTGCAGGATCGCGCTGACGTCGGCGATTCGCTGGTGCTCGGAGGCTGCCGCGCCCCGGATCGCGCCGACCATGCTATCGACATCGCCGGCGCTGGCGGTCACTGTACCGTTCGCGGGCGGATTCCCGCCGTCAGTCCCAGTCTCTGCCTTGAAGGACGCTTCGAGGTAGTCCCGCGTTGCGTCATCGAGCGAGTCCGGGTTGATGTTCTTGGCCTTGAGCCACTTCTCGAACTCGTCCATATGGGCCTCCCGCCGTCTCGCGGCGATGCTGGTGCTGGTGTTGTCGTCGCCGCCAAGCGACACGACGGAGACTTCCTTCAAAACCGTTTCTCGGGCGACGATCAGCGGACCTCGGAACGTGCGACCGTTCACCTTGACTGACGCGCCTGCGCGCACGAACTCGCGGCGGACCATGTCGGCACCGATGGATGCCTGCCAAGGGAACCCGTTCCCCGCGGTTGCGATGATCTCTTCGGTCTTTGCGTTGTGTCCGCTGAGGACGCCCTCGACTTCGAGCTGGGCGACGGTCTTCCGGATGGCAGTGGTGTGCCCGACGACCTGATCGGGGCGGTGGTCCGCGAAGAGGGGGCGCTGTTTGGCGGAGATTCGCATGCCGGCCAGGTCGACAACGACGGGGAATCCGAACCCGACCTTCATCGCGTCACCGGTGTATGCGATCATGCTGATCTTCGGGCGTCCCTTTTGGCCGTCCTGGGCGACGATGTCGCAGGATGCGCCCGCGGAGAACTTGACCAGGCTCGACGCGTCGTTGGCCCGGATCTTGCCGCGGCGGCGCTGCTTGCTTCGCCTACTCATCGTCGTCCTCCCGTGTGTTGACCCCCTGGCCCGACCCCTCGGGGGATGCGGGGGGCCGGGCCTCGGGGGTGTTGGGGGCGACCGTGATCCCGAGCCTGGACGCGAAACGCTGCACACGCTCGCGGTTCTCCAAGACATCCTGCCAGTCGTGACCGAGGGCCGCGCACTCTTCAACCAGCGTTGTGACTCCGGTCTCAAGCCGGACCTTCATCGCGTTGGCTTCCTTGCTCGGGTCGGCGTGCTGTGGTGTCGGCCAGGTCCAGGTCGGTCGGATCGGAGGACGGGCGCGGCGGGCTGCCTGCGGAAGCACATCCGTCCGCTGGGCCTCTTCCAACCACCAGAGGAAGATCCGGTTGAGGATCTTCGTACGGACTTCTTGTCGATCGACGCGGAGCTTCTGGAACCATGTCGCGTGATCGAGCTTGCCCGACGCGTAGTTGTGCTGGCTCGAATCGGCGAGGACGAGGTTCACCGGCATCCCCAGGCAACGACCGATCTCGTTGGCGACATGGCGTCGGAACTCTCCGAAGGTAGTCGTCGGCTGCTCGGCTTTCATCCCGTTCAGCTTCCAGCCTTCGGGCAGGACCAGCGCGTGGTTTTCGGGGATCTCGATCTCGTCGTACGGGTCGGCCGAATCGATCTCCCCATCGGCGTCGACCGGTAGATCCGACTGGATCACCTTGGACATCGAAGCGGCGGTGCGAGCCGATTTGATGACCGCTTGGGTGAATCGACGCAGGTTGACGAACCCGGACAACGCGGGTGTCAGATCGGGGATCCCACGCACGGAACCCGCACGGTCGCGGGTGAAGTAGTGGATCACGTCGCCCGCGTCGACCCAGTCGTGTTCGTCAACATCGATCCCGAGCAAGTTATCGTCGGGGTGGTAGCGGAGGACTCGGTACTCGCTGGGGTTCCCGGCCGCGTCGAATCGGATGCCATCGACCTCTCGCGGATCCCGGTCGACCTGACGGGGGTGCGCGACGCGTTCAGCCTCCACGGGCACGATGTCGAGCGTGATACCGCCCAAAGCCTGGTTGGTTGTCCTGACGAAGAAGATTTCTCCGTCGTGCGCCTTCGCCTTCCGACCAGTGCGGAGCTTCTCCCACAGGTTGATGTCGTCGCACCAGTCGTTCCAGGCCCTCTCCACCGCTTGGGCGTCCTCGCGTGACAGCGACTCGTCATCGGCGATCTGCGCTCGGGGGCCGTCTCCGATCAGTGTGTCGGCGAGCGTGTCGACGATGCCGCGGGCCATGCTGTTGTTGGCGACCTCGAATCTGCATCGATTCCGGAGTGTCTCGCGGACCTCCGGGCTGTTGATCTGGCGCGCGGAGAACGACCCCGCCTTGGTCCAGTGCTTGGCGTCATCGCCGCCTGGTTCGGCAGACTCGTAGAACGCACGCATGAACGCACTGGCGCTGCCTGCCCGGCGTTGGGATGCGCCAACGCGGATCACCGACGAGACGCCACGGGCACGCCCTGAGAATCTCTGGAGCCAGCCCATCAGATCCCCCCCGAGCTTCCGAACCTGATCATCGCACGCTTGATTGCTCTGAACGGGCTCTTGGCTGCGTGCGATCCGCGAAGATGCTTGTCGGCCTTGATGAGTTCATCGACGGATCGATTCTGGACCTCGATCGCGTTATCGCGAGCGCGGGCCGGCTCGTTGATCGCCTGCTCGATCTGCTGCTGCGCGTTGGTCGGTGTTCCGCTCACGACATGCTGATACACCAAGCCGGATCGGATCTTTGTGTCAAAGGCAAAGATGCCCGCAGATCGTACAGATGTGTACAAAATCTGCTACGTGGCGCGTTCGATCGAGCTGATCCGTCTCCCGCAGAACCGGCAGCGGCGAACGCGACGGATTCCCCGCTTGGCCTTCCGGGTGTAGAGGACTCGGAGATCGCCACAGTTGCACTTCGGGCAGCGGATCCCCTTCTCGGGCTCCGCGGGCTTCTTTGATCGTCCCATCATCCGGTGGCCCTCATCTGCTGCTGGGTGACGCGGCGACGACGGCGGCCCCGCGGTTGCTCCTGGTCCTCAAGACTCGCGCCCTGGATCGACGCGGCGACGAGGCACATGACGTTGGTGTCGGTGAAATGATTGTCCAGACCGGGGCGTTTCAGCCTCCACTCGTCCACAACCCGACCGCTGCCCTCAACGCGGTGGGGACGCTCGGCGACAAGCTGATCGGCGAACATCCGATGGTCCTGACCTGTCTTTCCGAACAGCGCCAGCGCGGACGGGTCTCCGAGAGGGACCGCGAGGCGGGCGGCCTGGAACGTCTTCCACCAGTTCGTGTCGAATGTGACATGGCGCACGCGGCCCTTCGCTGCGGAGATGTACCAGTTCAGGCCGGCCCGCTCGCCACGCTTCCTCTTCCGCTCGGCGAGCGGTCGGGTCGAAGCACCGTAATATTTTCCGCGCGCTGGCATCAACTGCGCCGCGTACGGGCTCGCTCGGCATACCTTGAACACAACCTCGGTCGAGGGTGCCCAGTTCTGATCAATCAGACACAGGTCAGCCCGGCGCGGGTTACCCTCGGTGTCGTGCCATTCCCGCCCGCAGACATCGTTCGTCAGTTGCTCAAGCGCGTGATAGAGCTGGGCCTCGAATGCGACGCCTGGCTTCGCCCGTCCCATCGTCCGTTTGACGTCGCGATTCGTGAAGTATGCCCGCCGCTGGTCAGGCCAGGATCCGTACTTGATCACAGATCCACCAAACCTCCGCGAGATCGCGACGACCTGGTAGAAAAGCACCTTCGCTTGAACATCGATCGCCGCAACCAGGAAATCAGTCTCGGGCGGGATCGCCTCGGCGGGTAGGCCGTTGGTCCGGGCGGCGATGTCCGAAGCGACGAGCTGAACGTCGTCGGCTGCGGCCTCGTCGAGCGGCTCGTTCTGGTACTCCGCGAAGAACGCGGGCTCGTCGTCGAGCTTGATGTTCATCGCGTGCTGGATGGCTGAGACCTCGCCCTTCTTGGCGTTGAAACGGTCTGGCCAGGCCGCGACAGCGCCTTTGTCCATCGCCTTCCGGTTGGCGATGTAGAACTCGGTCGCCATGCTGATGTCTTCGCGCTCGGATCGGAGGGATTCCTCGCGCAGCTGCGCGTACCGTTCCCAGAGGTCGTCGTTCTCGGGCAATGCCTCCAGCATCCTGAACCGAACACCCCGCCATCCCGGGTTCTGTTTCCGATCGAGCAGCTGGTCGGCGACGTCGCCTCGCTGGATCACGGTGCATGGGAAGATCATGGAGCACTCTTGCCCGGGGCCGGCGAGACCTGCGACGCTACCTTCAATCTTCCGACGGCGGACCTCACACTGTGTCGGGCTTCGGGCCGAGTCGTCGGTCTGGATGTCGTCGAGGATGGCCAGCGACGGCCGGGCAGACTCTCCGCTCGGCAGGATCACACGCCGGCCTCGGAAGTTGGCGTCGAGGCCCGCGGTCTGGATGATTGCTCCGGAGGCCCGTGCTCCCGGGATCATGCCGAAGCGGATTTCATTGTCGGACCATGCGATGTGCGTCCGCTCGTTGTGGTGAAGCTGGCCCTTGGCGCGGCGCGCCTCACCTTCAAGACAGCGAATCGGATAGACAACTTCGGGATAGGTCGCCAGCAGCTCGTCGTTCGTCGCTAGTTCGGTTTGGATGTTCTGAAGGATCTGGATTGCGGCGGGCCCGGCTGCGCCGAACAGCATGATGAATCGGTGGATCCCGTTCATCGTCGCCCAGCACCCGCCACACTCCGCGATGGATGTCTTGCCGTCGCCGCGGGGCATCGCGAGTGCCATGCGTCCGCCTTCGCGGATCGTGCGTTCCATCAGCGAGAGAACGCGAAGATGGTTCTTCGACCATGCGAGCTGGAAACGCTCGGGGAACATCGTCTCGCAGTACGCTTGCAGATGGCGTTCGCACTGACGGCGGAGCTTGGTGTTTCGGATGGGAGGGATGTCGCCGATGTCACGCCCCGCCCGGCTGATTTCGCGGCGGCGTCGGGCTGCGTCGTCCTTCACTCGCTCGTAGTCGAGTCTCCTAGTCTTCGCCACCATCGGCCATCCTGATGCGTTCAGCTGCCATCCTGGCAAGCTCTGGGGCTGGGTAATCCTCTGGGACGTTGAACAGCGGGGCCAGATGTTCGCGCACCTTGCTGAGATCGGTGATCCGTTCGGCGCTGTCGTCTTCTTGGGGTTCCCCGGTCACGCCGTTCCTGACCTCATGGAGACGTAGGAGTTTGTTGAGTTCGTTCTGGGCACGCAGGGCAACGCTCTGGGCTTCGCTGATCTTGTTATCGATGTTGGCCTCGACGATCTTGGTCAGCCTGCAGATCGCGAGCCCGAGCTGCTCGTCGCGGTTGTAGTCGGCGGTGAGCTGTACCCGCTTCCGGGCTTCGGTCAGAACCAGCCCCGCATCGTCACGCGGGGTGCCTGCGGAGACGAGTTCGGCAGCGATCGCAGAATCCGTCGCCCCGCGAACCAGTGCGAGAACAGCCATGTCGATGGCTTCGGGCGTTGCCGATTTTCTGGGCCGCTTTGCCAATCAATCCTCCGAACACGCGAAATCTGGGTGCTGGGTCTCCATGTGCCGCCGGAGGTTCTGGAACGAGCGATTGCAGCATGGGCAGACGCCCGCCTTCGCTCGGTTCTTGAGCCGGGTCTTGGCGGCTTTCTCGCCGCGGCGCCGGGCTTCGGTCTGCTTTAGCTCATCGCGAAGTCGCGCCTGGACTTGATCGTGAGTGGCCCGCTCCCTCTGGAGCTGCTCTTCCAGCTCCTCCGCTTTGGACTTTCGGTAGACCCAACTGTGCCCGAGCGGGCAGTAAACACTCTTCCGGTTGTTCTTTGCCTGGCGGCTGACTGAACTGGGTATGGCGTGCCTGACACCGCACCAGCATGTATGAACAACGAGCCGGTCGGTGTGAACGTCGGATATGGTCGGCATTGGTCGGTCCCTTTTCTGATGCTGCGCAAACAAACACTACTCAATACGGGTGCTCTTCCGCGAGGTATGACGGCTCAAGGGGCTCCGGGAAGGACCCGAGCGGCCAATCAATGAGGCTTGGTAGAATGTCGAAACTGCGCTGAGCAAACAGATCAGACATATGACGGCGAGGATCGAGTCAAGCACTAGGAGCGCGTTCGGATCTCTCGATTCCATGAATGCCTTGCGTTGAGCGGAGTAGCAATTGGGCTCATGCTTGATCTGGATCGGTGTGCTTAGCTGCTCTCGTGGCCCGCTCATCTCATGCCCTCCAACGGCTCGAATCGCTGAACAGCTCTCGCAGATGCGTGGAGCCGGCCCGCACTGCCTCGCGGGTGTGGATGGCGACGCTCGTTCGGTCCTTGATGTTCACCGAGCCGTAGACGAGCTTGTCGGGCTCCTGAGCGATCAGGAACACGAACGCCGTGTCCACCTGATGAGCCTCGTACAACGCCCGCAGCGTTGAGCGCTTGGGCAGCTTGCCACGCTCCACGACAGCGAGCCCTTCGGCCAGCACCTCGCGGAGCATGTTGGCGTAGTCTGTGTCGATCAACTCGCCCTGCCAATCGGGAAGCACTGGACGCATCCCGTTCGCGATCGATTCGAAGATCGCCGTGCTCTTGAGCTGGCAGCCGACGCGAGGTGCGTTCCCGTTGTTCGCCTGGAGCACCATCACGCGGCATGCGTCGGTCCGTGTTCGGAGTTCGTCGATGCATGCCTGGATCTCGCGGTGTGTCTCGATGATCCGCATCCAGTAGTCGCGAGTCCGTTTACGGGCTCGGTTGGCGACACGCTTCGCGACGAGCTGACCCAGGGCCGTGAAGATCGGGACACCGATCGCCGTGGCGAGCTTTGCTGAGAGTGACAATCATCGAACCTCGATCCCCTTTGATTTGGATGACCCCCGTCATCCATGCTTGGCCTGGTACCGGCGGCCGATCTGGACCAATGTCAGCACCAGGCGGAAGTGCTGCATCTGGATCAGCTCCGGATGTCTCAGTCGTGCGTCCCGCTTGACCGATCGAAAGACGGCCTCCATGTCGTCTCGGTTCTCGATCTCGGCCTCCATGCCCATGACGACATGCGCGAGCCGATGCCACTCGCCGACCGGGAGGATGTCGACGCGGGCTTCCGCTGGGATGTACCTTCGGCGCCCGCTCATGCCGCCCCCCGGTGCTGGTTCGCGGCGTGCTTGAGGGTGTCCCAGTGGTCGATCGCGAACTCTCGGACCAGGTCAGCGGACCAGCGGCGATCAGCACGAATTCGGCGTAGGAACGCGGGGCCACGCTTCCGCTCTGCGAGCTCGTGGAGTGCCCTGGAGACACTCACAGCCTGCTCGGGGGTCTTCGACGACAGGAACACGCCGAACTCGCTCTCGCGGCGTTCCCGCTCTCTCCGCCGCTTCACGGCGGCTTTGCTCAACTCAACCCCGCCGTCCTTGTCCAGCATCGACCGGAACAGAGCGGGCGGGTTGTCGACGTTGCCGGTCGCGAGCACCTCGGCGAACCGCTCCAGGGCGTTGAGCGTGTCGGGGTGGTCGGACTGGGCGCCCCGAGCGACGAGCAGCTCGGCGAGTTGCCCCGAGATCCCGGAGTCGATCCCGGAGTGTCTTGCCAGCTCGTCGAGTTCTTCCCAGCTTGACCCCGCCTCATCCGCCGCCGCGCTGCTGCTGCTGCAGGTATCTGCAGGTAATGCAGTTTCTTCCTTAGAGACGGGGGACGTGTCGTCCGGCGTTATGGAAATGTCGTCCGGCGTTGCGGACGAGATGGCCGGCGTTGAGGGTGACGGTGGCCGTGTCGTCCTGCGTTCGGCGGCCGTGTCGTCCGGTGTACGCCGGCCGTGTCGTCCGGCGTCGGGTCGTATCCGTGCTTGCTCTCGGTCGTCATCTGCGAGCCAGTCAGACAGGCGGACGTAGTCGACTGTGTAGAGCGCTGTGCGGCCAGGAGCGGGCTTGGCGACCTGCTCCAGCACACCAGTATCGCAGAGGAACGCGATGGTACGGCGGACGGTGCGATCGCTGAGGCACGTTCTGCGGGCAACAACGCCGCTCGCGACGCCCAAGGTAGTGCCGGGTGCTCCCAGCCCCCTGATGCACCACAGGACCGCCTTGATCGCCGACGGAGCCAGCTGATCCCCAGCTGGCGGTACGCAGCGATCAACGATGATCGTGGCTTGACCGGCATCGATGTGGGGTTCGTGTGTTGCCTTCATGTCTCGGCCTCCGTGCCGCAGGGATGGTCTTCAGTGCGCCAGCCTGAGTGCTGTCGCGATCGCGGCCTCGTCGCTGGGGTGGGCGTAGATCCTGGTCGTATTCACGCTCGTGTGGCCCATCATGGGCGACACGGTTTTCAGGTTGCCGAGCTTGGCCTCTGCCTCGGTCGCGAAGCGGTGGCGGAGCTGCATTGGCGTCCAGGGCTCAATCCGGGCTGTCAAGCATGCCTGGCGCACTTCACGGTTGATCCGATCGATCGCGATCATGTGCCGGCCCCTGGGATCACGCGAGAAGAGGTAGCCGGGGCCGGATGTATCGAGATCGAGTCCGGCGATCCAGTCGGTGAGCACGGCCAGCCCGTCGCCCACGAACGGGATCATCCGTCTCTTCCCAAGGTGGGCGGTCTTGTGGTGCTTCGGCGTGTACAGGACAACCTCCCGCCCTTCGCGTTCCGTCTGGGTGAGATCACGAGCGCTCATCGCCCGGACCTCGCCTGGTCGCATGCCAGTGTGATAGAGCAGCTTGACCATGACTCGGACCATCGGGGAGAGATGGGGCAGCGCGAGGCGATAGCGTTCATCGTCGACGGGTTGACGGGGCTCGGGATCGGCGATCCCGAACTGGTTCTGACGGATCCGATCTACGGACCTGATCGCCTCGATCTGGTCAGGCTGTGCGTATCCGCTTCGGACGCAAAACTTGATGAAATCACGAACGAACGAGATGTAACGATTAACTTGCTTTCGGCCGAGCTTGCCGGAGTCTACCCAGGACCACACCATCGCATCGAACACCGGTCCGTCGAACTCGTAAAGCCAGCGGTCGCCTACGTACGGGCGCACCCATCGCTCAACTGCGGAGCGCACGTTGTCCGCCTGTCGGGTCGGGCCGCGCCCGTCTCCGTGGTCGTACTTGCGGTTGACATAGTCCAAGAACAAATCTAATGCCTTTGTTACTTTCAGCTCTGGCGAAGCGATCAT